CAACGCGCCGCTTTCAGTGTCGAAGACACGGGAGAAGAAACCTCCTAGAAATAGGGGGAGCCTTCCTCTTCTTTTCCTTCGAAAAGAAGAGTTGATCCCGACCCTACCCTCGTCAAGCCATCTTTCGAACGACTTGCCGAGATCGGGTAGGGTTATCGTCAAAAACGATAACCCCTCACCTTCGACCCTCCTTCTGACGGTATTAATGTCAGAAGTGGCGCTAGTGCGGCAGTAGGCAGCGGATTCCTCCGCTACCTGGGACCAGAGTGACATAAGGCTTTTCATCGTCCCCTTTCATATAGGGTAAACGATCCATTAGCCTTACGGCTTCGCTCACTACCTCAATCAGGAAACCCAGGATGCATTTAGCATTCTCGGCAACTCCTTTCACCTTCATAGGTGAGTTACGGGGTAGTGCAACAAGAGGTACCAGTGATCAACTGGTGGCGGCCGACTGCAGTGCAGAATCAGAAAGAGATGAGATGGGGACTAACAAGCCCCCGTAACGTCTCGATCAGATTCAAAACTACGTAGGAAGCGAGTATCACAACAATCGAGATGGCCTTCCAGCCAATCTCAATGTTGAATACAAGCTGCTCTGCGTAGGCACTACGTCGTTCCCTCCGACGCATGTCCAAGGGTACTCTATCGTCCATTAAAGGACGATGAGAAACCTTGAGACGTACGTCGGGCCCTCTACGACTCACCAGCCAGCAACTTGGTGATGAGCGTATCCGAAGCGGCGGTGAACTGGGTCTTGAATCCAGTATACACAGCCAGTTGCTCCGCATTCGTATACCCGGCGATCGGAACGTCGAAGACGATGTAACATGACATCGACACTTCAACGTTTTCCGAGGGCCGGAACGGATCCGAAGTAACCTTCGAATTGTTGACCCTCAACAGATGCCTGTTCCGCTTCCCTTGATCGTGGGAAGCAAGCATCTGGGTCAAACCATCAGCACTCTGGTAGATAGTCTCGTCCCCCTGTGTCGAAACACGGGGAAGCGGGATTGTCACACCAGAGATGGTGATGGTCTGAGGATCGGCGAAAGCCATAAAGCATCACTCCTAGGACTCGAGATTGAAGTCTCAAGCCCCAATGGCGAGAGACTAATTACGAACTATCTGCTACGACAGCCGGGTCAAACCCAGTGCCGCAGCAATAGCCAACTGGCGGGGTGAGAAGGAATTCCAACTCAACCCGAAACCGAATGGCGTGGCCCTAATACGACGTTTCAATTCCACTCGAACCGTCGTAACAGGGACAGACCTAGGACCCCCATACAGTTGATGTATGCGGGCCGGTCGGTCTAAAGCGAAGGTTGTCTCTGAAACACTGTGTTCCATGAGATAACCCCACTTCATCGCCAAGCCGTCGGTGGCCCAATCCGAGAGATTCGAAACGACATCTCCCGCATTGGAAATCCAATCGAGGGCCCAGGTCCACGGCGAAGCGTTCCATAGGGTGTCGGGAGTAAGTTCGATCCCCAACAGGGGACCGGCTCTGCTCCCAGCACGTATCACTGCATTGTGGGAATTGTAACCCACAGGCAGGTGATACGTAAACGCCCCAGAAAACCAGGTTTTGCGATAAAAACTGGTTTCCTTAAGAACGTGTGGCTGTGGTTTCGTGAAGTCGAAGAGAACGGGAGATAGGTCCGCGTTGTAGTAAACTGCAGCGTCCCTAGCCCCGAGATCAACGACATCTCGAGTTCTCTCTACAGGAAATTCATACTTTCGTCGTACCACTTTTCCGGAATTCGCTGCATAGGCCTCAAGAAGCCTATGAGCGTTTGCGGCGGCGTATGCAGCACCACGCACGTCGCGGATAAGTGGCTCCCATCCAAACACTTGATTGAGATACTCGCCGCCTGCTGCTTTCGCAGCATTTGTGCGATTTTCCCAAGAGTGCACCCCCCATAAGGAGGGCAGACCCTCGTGATAGAACTCCGAGAAGTCTGTGAATAGGGAGACGACGGAATTAGTGGGCTTCGCTCGAGCTATGGCTGTCGCCCCAACAGGGATGAGATCTCTCTCACCAATGGTGGGGTAGGCAGTCATACCAACGACCGGAGCATGGATCGGTGTCTGGAGGATGTGATCCTCGTGAGGCAGCGGTCCAGTGAGCTTCTTATTCACAGCATCGACGAGAGAGACATTACTGACTCTCACGCTTTGCTGTAAAGAATAAAACTCACCACCAATATCCCCTTCGACGCCCCCGCGATTGGCGGGGTCGAGGAAGGAAGTATGAACATCGTCAACAGTAATCTGTTGATTCTGGGAGCCGGCCCACGGGGCACCGACGTTACGCCATTGGTCAAGGTTCTTGACCCACGGCCCGCCGGTACTCGTTTGCCGATAAAAACGCTCATAGTACTTA